CTCGTGGTATCTAAGTGCATCCAGTCCATGGTTATTGTAGTCAATGGGTTTATTTAGCTTTGTTCCTGACTTATCCGTATCCCAAATATATCCACGTAGTTCTTTGATTAGATTCGTGCTGTTAGAAGTAACTAAATACTCTTGTGATTGCATTACTTGAATACCGTAGTTAATTGAATCCTTACCCTTTGTTACACCTCTTATAGTTTTACCGAATCGTCTAATCTCGTCAATAGATTTAGGTTCTGAACTATCTGCATATATCGGAATGTTTGACGGAAGTATCTTAGCTATGTCAGAATTTAACATGCCTGTTTGGTAACACAGTTCATTAATGATTCGTTGACCATTCCAATTATAAACCTCAACTACTGCTGTAGGATCGTTTGTATATCCAAAGTCTAAACCTATGCCGGTTAACTTTGCTTCCCCTGGTATTTTATCTATCTGCTTCCAATTGCTAAATATTACACCTTCTAAACTACCTATTTGACCTTCACCGTACACTTTCCACCAATTGCTCCAATATGCACTTGTTTCTGCTTTGGCGCGATTCTTCTCTATTTGTTCTACTATAGATTGGTCTAGTGCTTCATTATCTTTATAGGTGAGTATTATAAAGTCGCTATCTGGTTCGTCTTTTAGTTCTTTATGTACCCAAAACTCCGTAGTAGGGTTAAAATCCAAAAACACCTCTTTCTTTGTACGTATGGATAATTCGTTATACGCATCGAATGTAATATTGTTACACTCATTTATATATAGGATGTCGCGCCTTGCACCTCTTAATTTAGATGAATCATCAGCACTAAAGAATTCTATTACCGAACCATTATGAAATTCGTAACGTAGCAATGATTTATTAAAGTGTTCGTCAATATATCTGTTAGTCCATTTCATGATCTTTAAGAAATCACGCAATGCACCCCTACGTAGATGCGGTATTGTTTCTGCTACTACGCTTATTTCTAATCCATCTATACGTGCAGCTTTATCTATTAGGATAGGTAATATTCCAAATGTCTTTCCTGCCGATGTTCCACCTTGAACAATTTTAATCCTCTTTTTTAAGGATAACATTTTTTTTATGGCAGTTGTTGTTTTGAACATTCTTGTATTCCTAAAGTGTTTTTAGTATCGAAAATCACGGGGGTAGTATCCCCAAAACATTGGATTTAATTATTGGATTCCTGTTCAGTATCTATATCGTCATCCAAATTAAATAATGGCTGTTCGATAACTGTCTGTTCTACCTTGTCAACTAAGTTATTTAAACGCTGTGTTATGCTTGGATTATAGATGCCTGCCATACCTCCAGAGATTTGATCTTGGCGTATTTCTCTACGTATACGTGAACAGATGCTTGAAAATTTGCTATATCTTCTATTAGTATTAGCAAAATAGTTTTCTAATCCATGTATTACGCCCTTATCCATACAGTAACAATCAAAGCCTTCCATAGTCAAAGGTCTTTCTAATTCGCTGTATTCACTCCTTCCTTCTTTACCTACAAAGGTGTGTTTAAGTATAGGGTTATTCTTTGTGTATGTCTTATACTCTTCGAATAGTTCCCACATCATTTCTGGGCTATGTATTTTATTTGGTCTTCCCATCTTTCAATTCTTCATATTGGTTACTACAAATTGCTAGTCTTTGTTCTTGATCGTATTCTTCTACCATTTTAGGATCGGACATACATCTCATTACAAAGTCTTTTTTTTCTTCTTGGGGTTTTGGTTCTGGTATTGGCATTAGTCTAAATTTATTATGTCATCTCCTGAATCTCGCACAGCTTTTACTAATTGTACTATTGAGTAGCACATTATTCCTAAAAAGGCTATTGCTGACATTAGAATAACTAGTTTCATTAGTATGTGTTGTGTACGCGTTTTAATTGGTTTACTACATCTCTTAGACATGATCCACAGGAAGTGGGTTGTTTCTTCTGGTTAAAGATTCGGTTGTAAATCTCTAGTAGTCTTTTTTGTGTTTCTCCTGTTACCATGTTAGTATTGGTATTAAAGAAGTCCGACAAGTAGTTGTATTCTGCTTCTACTAAACAGTTTGGTTTATGATATGGGAATATTTGATTTAGCTTGTCTTTTCTTTCCGTACACCCACAGTCATCCCCTGCAATGAATTTAACTACAGATGCAATTCCTGTAGCTTCAAATACCTTTTCTAGTGTATCTCCTAATCCTAAACTAATTTTTTCTACGCCTGAAACATTTTCATCAATTACCACTTCATAAGTAGATAATTTACTTGCCTCAATTTCAGCTTTAGTTCTTCTTTTTCTCTTTTGTGTCATATCAATTCGAAGTCTTGGTTTATGTAGTCTTGGTAATCTTCACCTACTGACTCAAGTAATCGTTGCTTGCATATTTTAATCGTATAGAATATACTGCGAGTGCTTATTTTCGTTGCTGCACTCAATTGACGCAAACTCATTCCAGAATCTCTGTAATACTGAAACAGCATCTTATCATACCAGTGCCAACTATCTATCTCTGCATTCATCTTTGCATATAATTTCTTATAGCTTTCATGCTTTATAGTTTCTGTTGGTTCTGCTACAAAAGTGTACTGTGTTAAGCTTACTTTTTCTACCCTGTTTTTATTCTTTACAGCATCTAAATATATGTTTCTAAGCATAAGCCAGATGAATGACTTGTTTAGCTTTCCATCTGGCATTATCTTTTCTAGTTTGATATATTTATCCGCGCGAATGTACATCTCTTGCACTATGTCTTCGGTGTAATTTGATTCACCAAAAGACCTAACTATCTTAATCCATTCTTTATGATGCTTAGAAAGTTCGTTTAGTAGTGCATTCATTACTCAAAGTTATGGATTTTCTTTGATGTACTTAGCTATTTTTTCCATCGTGTAGGTGTGCAAGCCTTTCTTTTGATCATCCGTATTTAGATAGCACCAAAGTTGATTAGCTTGTACTTGAGTAGCATAGGCAAACTTATTGATCGTTATACCTTTGCTCTCAATATACTCTAGTACAATTCCTTTAAATAGCTTATTAATATTTGCTAGTTCTTCTATACTCATTAGAATGGTAAATCTGATTCATTATTTCCTACTATTGGAGTAGGTGTTACGGCCGCTGGTGATTTTAATGCAATGCTCCAAATACTTAACGTATTGTAATACTTGCCTTGCCACTCTCTACCATTTAGAAAGAAATCAATTTCTACAACATCACCTATATTTAGGTTGGTTAGTAGTTCTGTTTTATCGTTGGATGCCTGCAAACATATCTTTTGTGGATACTTATCCTCTGTTTCAATTACTAAGTCCTGAAATACGTACTTCGATCCAACGTTTTTTCTTTCTCCTTTTACTATTACTTTTCCTGCTATTTTCATAATCTTACTTTTTTTGCTGTTTTAATTGACTGTTTTTTAATTATTTTCATTTGTTTAGTGTAGTTGGTAGCATTTAATTTAGGTTGGTACGCTGTGCAACTTGCCAGTAGTAGTAGGCTAATCATCATCTTCTCCATACATCCAATGAGATATTACTACCAATCCTATCAAAAATAAACCATATAGCACCCATTCTACCGTACTCATAACATCTCTATAGTGTTAATTTGTTCAGCAGTTAAGGTATATTTGGCTTTCGCCCAAGCTAAATCTATTAACTTACCTTCTTTATCTGTCTTTTGTGCGTTTATGGCTCCTACTAATCGAACGAAATCGGAATCTTTTATACTAGGTAGTTTAGTAACTTGCTCTCCTGCGACATCCGTATCGTTGTCCACCACTATATTCAAAAGTGATGAGATGGAGTATCTTCTTAAATAACTTATAGCCGATCCTAATACTTGGAAATCGTTTTGCCCTTTTAACTGTATTCCTTGTGGTATTTCTATTTCGCTTTCAATAGTTTCTCCAGTTTCAGTATGAAATAGGATAGTTTTTACAGTAGTTCCACCCAAAGGTTGTGTTATTGCTAAATTATACTTTCTTAACAGCGGATTTATGATCCCCAAAATAGTAGGTAAGTCTGCAAACTTATACCCATATCCTTGTGTTGTTTTGTGGATATTAGGGCATTCAGACTGAAATGCTGCTAAACTTTGAAAGATACAATGCTTTTGTTGATACAAAGGAATACCGAACGGTGCTGGGTGGAATTCATTTCCAATTTCTTCATTCAACTCTTCCAATTTACGTTTGACTCTACTCATGATTTTACGATTTTAAATTTTCCAATTCTTACTATTACACGTTCTTTAACACAATTATGAAAGTTTCCCTCTAACAACTTCTTTTTGCTTTGGTGGTGTAGTACATCATCTTTGCTATTATCGTTCGTTAAATCGCTTCTAAATGCTATTAAAATGCATTTGCGAACTAAACTAGCAATAGGAATATTCAATTCAGATGCTTTATCATCCAATTCTTTCCGTAATTTATCGGTTACTCTTACCTTGATTGCGTTATTTAACATGCTACAAATATATTAAGTTTATTTTATTTTTTATTTTTTATTTCATTTATTTTCTCTTTGTAGATTTTGATAATCTCAAACAGTTCTTCTTTCGTGAATTTACGTGTGTCATTTGCTTTGGCTTCCAGAAGTGCATACTCATCATAGCCTATTTTACTTAGTAGTCCTTTTCTATATTCAATTAGGTTTCCACTTAGATAGGTGTTACAATGTTCGCATTGAAGGTGAACGTTCATTTCATCGTATCTAACTGCTGTGTGTGTTCCTGCGCTAAAGTAATGTCCTGCATTTTCTTTCTTTGGCACTTGTCCGCAGCTTATACATTTTTTGCCAGCATCACGTAAACGAATATATTTATTAAACACGATTTGTGCTGTTTTCATTAACTCTTGAACGGTTAGGAGTTTTTCTTTCATGTCTTTCTTTTTCTTCGCCCATGCTTTATCGTTTAGTTTATTTTTATATATTACGCTGCAAGTTACTGAGCAAACCATTTGAGTTGTTGAGTAAACTGGTTTAAAGTTGGCATTACATATTTTGCACTTTCTTTCTTTCATAGTCCTTCGGTTAGTTTTTGGTTTAGTTCTTTTATTTCTTTTACTTCCTGAGTAAGTTTAGTAGCCATGCTCTCAAGTGCGAACATTCGTTTATGACACAATCTAACCTCATCACTAAATACTTGTAGTGCTTCGACTATTTCAAGCAGGTCTTTCTCCGTGTCTTTCATAGAGTTGATTAAGTCCGTTCGTTTGGGGTGCTTATTTTCTATTTCCTCTCTGCTTAGTTTTACTTTCCAATAGATGAGGTTTAAAGTAGATAGTGTTCGAATTGTATATAGTTCCATGTCCATAATCAAAAAGGCATATTATCTGGTTTATGATAGTTTAATTTTGTTTGTGTAGCTTGTACTGGTTCTCGATTAGCATATACTCGATTACCCTTCCAATCTAACATATAGTATTGATAGCGCTCCATGTCTAAGAACATTTTATATGTACCGTTTTTAGATACTCCCTTTGGCTTACTCTTTGCTACTTTTAAATGAACTTCATTTGCTTCACATATGGAACCATCACTATCTTTTAATCCGTATGGTGGTCTCCAGGGAATTAAAACACATAATCCTTTTCTAAACCAAACTTGCCCACCTGCAAAATCTCTTGCGCTAGGAGGTGGAAAGTACGTCACTTGTTCGCCACTAAATAATTCTTTTGTAACAGGTGTTTGGTCTCTAACATGATTTATAATACAATTATGTCTATTTGTTTTTCTTGCATTTTTTCTTGCAATACCTAAAATCCTAGACAAATATTTATCTTCTCTGCCAAGATCACTTTGTATAAATTCTTCAGTTAATTCATTCCATGGATCAATAGTTGTAGTGTGAATTGTAATTTCCTCTTTTCGTTCTATTTCATCTACAAGATTATAAAATCCTTGCAAGGTTAAATCCTCATCAATAGGATCTACAACTATAAAATGTTTATCTATAAACATCTCTGCCCTTATTTGTTCGCCTTGTGTCATTGAATTTTCACCAAGTGTATATGGTTTACCTATGTACTTATAGCATAATTCTGCATAGATTTCTGCTGCGCTACCAGTTTCTGGAGAAAATACTACATGATTCCATCCATGAATACAAGATAAATTTATTAAAAACTCAAACCACAATTCTGTCTTACCAGATGCTGGTGCAGCACCAATGTAGGTAGTACACCCTTCTTTAATTGTATATGGTAACAAATCCCAATCCCAGCCTATTGATTTACCTCTAACATTTTTTTTATGTCTTAGGTCTGACATTTCGCTATTAACGTTTGATAATCTCTTAAACATTAGTCTATAATTGTAGGGTGAGACATTACTAAGCGAGTATCTTTAGTTGACACATCTCCATATTTATCTATTGTGGCACTACGTGAGAAATATTCCATGGTGCAATATTGATAATTTTTTTCTTTATGGAATGAATCATTTTTGCAGTTATTGATTGCACTAATAATCTGCTCTTTTTTATATCCTTGTGTAAGTAGAGACTTATATTTAATTTTTACTGCATTACTTACTACGGTAAACTTTCTACCAAAAGCATCATTTATAAAATCCAATAAACCAACAAAATCTATAATATCAGTATCATTATCACTATCAGTATCATTATCGGCTTTTTTGGGTTTTTTTAAAACCACTTGGGTTTTTTCGGTTTCTTTGGGTTTTTTAGGTCTACCACCTTTTGCCCCATTATTCCTATTGCGTTCACATGTGTTCAAATACTTTTGATTATCACGTTCAAATTGATTTTTAAACAACATAAACACTAAATTCAATGCAAAATCTAGTTCGTAATCTTCGTTTGAATGATACGCTTTAATAGCTTTAAATAATTGACCAGCTTGTTCATTATTTAACTCATCGAGTATAAACAAGCTATCAATGTAAAGTACAAATGATGCTTTCATAACATTGTTTTTTTTAGGCATTGTATTAAAAAATAGAGAGGAAAAGGAACAATGCTAAACCTTTTACGTGGATGCCTCCGACAACCTCTCCACAAAAATAATAATTTATTTTAAATCAAAACTATTTTAATAACATTGTCCAACTATTGGCTCTGGATCATTAGTGCTATTCCAATCACCACTTTTTTGAATACCTGTACAATCATTTATAGTAATGTAATCACCAAAATAAATTACTTGCCCTGGCTGATTTCCTACCATATTAAATTTATGTTTTTCTACTACTCTATCACAATTGCAATCTTTTACCTGTGAGGAAGGTTGTACACTTTGCTTTTTACAACTAGCAAATAATAGTGCTAAAATTATTAGTCTTTTCATGATTAGGAGATTTAACTACCCTCCTTAATTAGTGCGTTCATCTACTTCAAAAGGAGGGAGTATGTTTAAAAGGAACGCTAATTTAATTTTTTAATTGATTGATTATCCACTTTTGATTCTATTTCGTCAAATAATTCTGCACTTACTAAATCATAATCATTTACATTTGCTTTGCTTATAGCATGATCACGATCATATGCCATGCCTATCCAGTAACCATACAGTCCATTCTGCAGGTAGGTAACTTTCCAATAATCCATAAGAACTTCTATATTTACGATTTGAGAATATTTAATGCCACATTTCTCTATTGCATGTAGTTTATTATCTGCCACTCCTTGCCAATAACCAGGAAATCCATCTATAACAAACTCAATTCTATACAAACTCATTGCTTATTCTTTATTTCATTTCTAAACCATAACGCGATGTTATGTTGTTGTTCAATAGCTTCTAGTGATGCTATATCCATAAAATGCCTATCAAGGTTCCGTATCATAGAAATCAATGTATTAGTTTTCATTTTAGTAAGTTGATTAAACGGTTGGTCTTCTAAGTAATCAGCTAATACTGGCAATATACTTATCGCTGCTGTTAGTTCTATTTCTTTTGTTTCCATCTTATTCTGATTTAAAGGTTTCGTTGTAGTATTGTTCTGCTTTATCCCACGTTTTAACGACATGAGAAATATCTCCCTTTGTTCTTTTCTGCAGATATGCATTTACAATCTGCTCCTTTTCCATCTGTTTGGCTTGTTCAATTATTGCTTTTTTAATTTCAGGAAGTAATACATCCCAGTTCTTTAGCATACTTTCAAACCATTCTACTGCTGTCTGTTTCATCTTAATTATTTTTAGTTATTAAACCTAGTAACACTATTACTATAGACATAAGTGTCAATAAAGCGATTAGTTTTAATGTCATATAAGCGATATATGT